TGCCGTTTCCTGCGCCCTTCACAGCCGCCTCTGTCATAACAAACTCTCCATCTGATAAGGCTGCTTCCTGAACTCTACCACCATTCTGATAGATCGCTGCGGGTATTGAATCACTGGTTCCTGTCCCTGGACCCTCAATGTATCCACCCATTGCCAATTTTCTTGGAGTGTAACTTACAACAGGAGTACCGGGAGCCGCGACCCCACGGAAATTTGGATTGCGTTCACCTTTTGCATACTGCGCCATTTCTAAATCTGACATTACGTTTTGAAATTGTGGAAAGCGTTGTTGATCAAGTTTTTCACGAATTATACCTTGAAGTAGGTTACCCATGATTCCGTCTTTCTGTCCTTTGCCTTGTGCTTGTTGTTCCGTCAATCCCATCGCCAAAGCTTGAAGAGCAGGATTAGCCCCACTGGATAAAGCTGCAAGTTGCATGGCTTGAGGACTGGTAACCGCGCCCATGATACCACGGCCTATGTTTCCGGCACTACCACCCGCGCCACCTAGTGCGTTGAGCGCAAGACCCGGTGCACCCATAGTTGCGCCTTGAAAGAACGAACCAATACCAGATCGGAAAGCATCTTCTCCTGATTTACCTGATAGCAAAGCTCCGCCGATACCACCAACAAGTGCCCCTACAGGGCCGCCTGTAAGCATACCAACAAGGCCACCAAGAGATTCAAACAGATTTGATTTTTTGTTTTCTAGTTCTGATCCTGATTCGTCTAGTGCCATCATGCCTCTCCTGAAATTGCTTCGGGTGCTGTTACGCTAATACTTGTACTGCGCTTTTCAGATCCTGTCCAAGCCTGTCCACAATCAGGACAATTCCCATCGGGGTAGCTTGCAATCTCTTCGGGCGTGTCAACTGCGTTTTCACAGTTTACACAATGCACTGTATCAGAACTTGTTGAAGGTTTCCACTTCGATCCGTCCCGCATTGTAATAATAGTATCACTCATGATGTTGTCACCGTTACCGTTCCTACCGCACCTGTTGCCCCAGAACCACGGACATGCGGATTATTGATTAATGCTATCTTAACAAAACCTGACTGCTGAAACAATGCCCCAGTTTCAAGGCCACTATCGTCAGTCTGAAGGTTAGTCAAAACTAGTTCAGTATTGCGCCCCTGTCCGGGATTTTGTTGCTGTGCCAAGTATATTGTAAAAGAACGAACTAACTCCGCAAAGTATTGTTGCCTGGATTCCCCCGGAGGAACAGCGAAAAAGGGAAGAGTTAAGTTTCGGGACATCAGCGTCTCCCGTCAGGTCGTATGTCCACTCTAGGGGAACCTAGTCGCCATGTCACTCCGGCAGCGTCTGACTCAACTCGAAAAGCAAAACTGCGCCCACGCAATCGCACATGTGCATCCTGTGTAAACTGTTCTACAGGAACCGTTGCACTTTTTGTCACTGTAGAATTAGTTGTCTGTAGATAGTTGCCACCAGGGAAGTTTCTTGTTTTTAACGTCATCGTAGCAGTAGGATTACCTGCGGTAGAGTCTCTAAACGTGAGGTCTGGAATCAATCGACGGATAAAAGCAAAGTTATCCCCGTCTCCTATGTCAATCTGACTAGATTCAATGTGCGCGGTGAGTGCACTTGCAGGCGTAGTTTCTCCGTTATCAAAGCCATTCTCATGACGATACAAGTAGTTACCTGGACCCGCAGCCAAAGGAAACTCTCTAATTCCTTGATCGAGCCAAACAGAACGAGTCAAGTTTCCATAGTACCAAAGCTGCTGAACGTAGTTGTATACAACATACCGATCATTTTCATCACTGCTTGCAGAAGGATAGAACCACCAGATCTCCCCGAACAATGTATTTACACCCGCAGTAACTTTTTCTGCTTGGGCTTCATTAAAGTCAGAAAACACATAGTCACGAACAGAGCACTGAATACGTTGCACTGTACCCGCATAAGCATAAAACTCACTTTTTCCCATCCAGAATACGTTGTCTTCTACTGCAACCGCAGCCATTGGACCACGTATAGTAAGATTTTCAGAGATAAGATTTGCACCAAAAGTAAATGGTGGTCCAAGAAACTGTAGTGAATACAGGCTAACATCTGTAAATACTACAACCTCTTGACGAGTTTCTACGGCTGTAATGATTTCTGACCCAGAACCAAGACGTATGGCTCCCGCATTGTTGGTGGATGTTGCAGCCCAATCGGTCAAAGATTCTTGATCCGAGAACCTAATAAGCAATGGATCCTGAGTACCAATGCTATCTTCACTGTCACAACCAAACGCAAGAACGTGACGATCTCTATCAGACACAAGCACCTGTTTTGCGATAGTCGGGGTGCTATCTGCATTTGCTAGTCCAGATAATTCTACCGCTCGTGTGCCTACACCATTTGTTGCGTCCCAATAATAAATACCGCCATCCCGCACATTTATTAGGAGATCTTCTCCAAAGTTATCGTGAGACCAAATACGCAAAGTGTCTGTTGATACCACAATTGTAGCAGCGGATCCCCAAGAATTTCTTCCCCAAGTCCCTGCACCCCAACCGTTACCAAGAACTGTAGTGTTTAGACCGGCGTTGATTTGATATACACCTACAACGGAAGAACCGCCGTTACCTGTATCAGAAGAATTTGCAGCCACAGTCGTCGGAGTATAAACACCATCAACTGTAATACTATTTACAGAAGCAACCTCTCTTGCGAGAACAATATAATTGTTGGTGTCTACAATTCTGTTTACCTGATACTCTTGGTTTAAAACAGCAGCGGTAATATTACCACCTAATGTTGCTGCACCAGAAAAAGTAACAAAGTCGTTTTCTACTGCGCCGTGATTAGCATCCGTTACTTGTATTTCGTTTGAACCGTTTGTTGCGCTAAAAGTAACGTCTCCCGCAGCAGTTGTTACACGAATAGGAGTGATATCGTTATACCCGCCACCTTGGTTTATGTAATACTTAAAAGAGGTTCCAACACCTAAAAACTCATCTAGATTCAAACTAACCCACGGATGTAAGGCACGAGCGGTGCCAAGAAACGAATTATCAGAATCTTTTATCCACCCACCAATTTTTTCAGGATACCCAAATCGAAACCTAACCTTGTCCACATCAAACCAACCACCCTCATTAGAATATGAGGTAGCTTCTTTGTTAATACCCGGTTTAAACTGGAGCTTGGTTAACGGCATTTTAATCTACTTTGCGTCTAGTTCAGCTTTTAACTCATCAGTAACTACTACCCACTCTTCATTTGTATTATCCCACCAGTATTTTTTATCTATCCCTGGTTTGTTCTCACCATACATTAAACCATCAGAAGGACACGCTACAGGAGGAAGAAAAGTACAAGCGTCTTCATTAAATACCCAAGTACTAAAGTCCTCTAAATCTGGTTTTGTTGCCCAAAGGTCTTTAATCTTATTTTGTTGTAAAAGTTTTTCTTCGGTTGTTTTTTCCACCGCTACCCACGTTTCGGTTATAGTGTTCCCTTCAATAGAAGTTTGAAGCTCAAAAAAGTGATAAACACTAGGAGGCTCCATACGAGGTTGACTTTGAGCTTTGTTATAAAAATACCAACCCTCAGGCAAACTATCCTCAGTTGCGTCTGGGGTCACTCGCACAAAGTTACTGAGTAACATAGGATTACCAACAAACTCTTTCTTTTCCTCATCGTATTGAGTAACAAATTCACTCATTAGAGATCTCCTGCGTTAGTAGATGGATAAGCGCGGGTAATCGAACTATTGCCCCACATTATACGCACGCCACCTTCGCCGCCTGCGCCACCCTGAGTTGCGCTTGACGCTCCTCCGCTACCGCCTGCACCAACCACTACGGTGTAACTATTGCCCGGTATAACGGTGATATTGTTTTTGTAACCCAAACCGCCGCCTGCACCGCCAACACCTCTGTCTCTGCTGCCACAACCGCCTGCCCCTGGAACACCTGTTGCATTCCCTACGGTATAATTAACACCGTTAGCACCGCCAGAACCACCAGAAGAGAGGTTATAACCCCCTGAGCCTGAAACTGAGTTTGTCGTTCCGTTACTACCTTGGCCTTTTAAACCCGTTGAGCTACCTGATGCGTATTGATAACCCCCTGCACCGCCGCCGCCTTGTCCGTTTTGTGCGTTGTTTTGACCATAGCTACTGTTGTAGCCATTTCCACCGCCAGAAATAGTTTTACCGCCGCCATTATAACCGCCTGCACCTCCGCCTGCGGTGGTATACATACCGCCATTTCCGCCATTTCCGCCGCCATCTGCTGACCCAAATTGACCTCCTCCAGAAGCATAACCTTGTCCGCTGAAACTAAATGCGGGAGCAGCGGTTGCACCGTCACCACCAACTGCATAGAGTGTGCCAGTGCTAATAAAGTAAGACCATCCGCCGTCTCCTCCGGCTCCACCAGAAACATCTTGAGGAGCCATAGCTCCACCACCTCCTGATAAACAAACAACGGAAACAGAAGTAACTCCCGCAGGACAAGTCCAACTATATGTTCCCGCAGTAGTATAGTAATCTTGGCCTGGGTCTGCTTCTCCTTCACCGCCAGGATTAAAACCTCTTACAGATCCTCCACCAAAAGTTGAAAGCAAAGGCATGTTTTTATCTCCTTATGTACCAAATTCTGTCTGTGACGCTAGAACCGTAAAGGTTGCACTAGCAGTTTTAATGATTGTAAACGTATAAACGTCGATACCTGATGCGTTACCCCCACTCGGTGCTGAACCGCCAGACCATTTAGGTGTGACCGTTGAGCCATCTACTTGGTATGCATTCAGATAATAGGCCGATGAACCTTGCTTCATGACAATAGAACACGTTACACTTTGGTTTGTAGACAACATAGAATTTAACGCTGTGCTTGAGTTACCACGAAAGTTAATTGTACGGTTCGCTGTTTGATCCGAAGTGAAGTTAATAATCGCTTGGTCTAGAAAATCAAAATTTATAGTTCCAGTAGTAGAAGTGCTAGGTTCTACTTTCTCAACAACTTCCTCAATGTCCAACGTACCATCAACAGTAACGCCGTCCGTCACAGCCGTTCCTGTTATATTTACGCCTGTTGAACTTGTTTCTAGTTTGTTTGAGTTGTCGTAGTATATAATTGCCGAGCCATTTTCAGTGGCTGTGAAGTAGCTTTCTGTCGCCGCTCCGTTTTGTAAACCTAAAGTGTTAGCGCCTATGTACAAACCACCTGTGCCAGTATGAAGAAACTTTGTGTTAGATGCATCATGTTTGATGCTTGCATCGTCACTTGTTCCAAACCGTAATTCTTCGTTGTCAGGAAATTTTACATCACCACTAGCATCCGCTGTAACTGTCTTGGACGCCTGAACAGTACCCAACGTCGTAACGTCGTTGTAGTTCAACTCAGCCGCTGTTGCCGTTACACCAAGGTTTGTCAACGCTGTCGCCGCACTTGCCAAGTCTGACAAGTTGTTTGACGCAAGTAGTGCACCAAAGCTGCTTGAAATATCTGTTACAGCGGCACCCGTTCCGGCACCGTCACAAAAGATCATCGCTGTTTTGCCGTTTAAAACACTTACATTGGCACCAGAACCTTGTGAAAGGGTTGCAGTCTGACCAGAAGCATTTCTAATAACATACATTCTTTTTATGTCATTAGGTGCAATCGTAATAGTATTCGTTCCAGAAGGAGAACCTCCCAGATTTAAAACATGAAACTGACCATCAGAAGCAGTGCCGTCTGATGTTGTCAAAGTGTGGGTTGTACCTGAAAGGGTAATATCCCCCACCCCCGTTGCTAAACGGTCAATAATATCAAAGTTAGTATTTGTGGACGTACCCCATGTACCAGATTCGTCCCCTGTGGCGATTTTCTTAATACCGCCGTTTGTTGTATAAGTAGCCATATCGTTTCCTTTACGCTGCTATTTCTGTCCAAACGACGGTTGCGTCTGGATCAATCCTATCCCAAACTAACACAGAACCGACTTCTCCGCTAGTCCCTACTCCAGTAACGCTCACACTTGCGTTACCCTCTACAGCAGGCACCGTAACTTGGCCTGTTGCGGACAGCCCCGTCAGGATTATCTTAGCAATACCGAATCCTGATGCTGTTCCGACTTGGCATGTTCCTGTAAGACCTGTGACATTGACATCGGCATCCGCTGTTACAGTGACAGAGCCTACACTCATTGTTGCTGCAAGCCCTGTGACATTAGCATCAACACCTGCTCCAGTCGTTATGGAAACAGAACCAACATTGCCAGTAGCTGCAATACCTGTTGTTGGTACATCAACACCACCAACATAACCAAGTTGACCAACTTGCCCTGTAGCAACAAGACTTTGACTGATACCCCAACCTGAATCACCCCAACCTGCTCGACCCCAACCATCAAATCGAACAATAGCACCAGATCCAACACTTGGAGACAACGTGCCGACTTGCCCTGTAGACCCAAGACCCGTGGCGTTTAAAACTTGATCTGTAACAAGGGTTACGGAACCAACCGTCGCCGTAGCGGCAAGCCCCGTGCCTGGAACGTCCGATGCACCTGTAATAGTGACGGAACCAACCGTCGCCGTAGCGGCAAGCCCCGTAGCGTTTAGAACTTGATCTGTAGCAAGTGTAACTTGTCCAACGGCACCAGTAGCTCCTAACCCTGTTGGAGACGCATTAGCATCCGCTTCAACAGTAACAGATCCAACTTGTCCTGTAGCCGAAACACCTGTAACAGCATATTTTACAACTATGTTTACAGAACCAACTTGTCCTGTAGCCGCAGTGATGGGAATAGCTTCGCCCCAAGGGTTAGCCCCCCAAGCTGCATCTCCCCAATATCCGCCAGATCCTACATCATTTATGGTGACGTTGGTCATAATGTCACCTTATTTAGGCGATACGAATAATCGCGTTTGATGCGTCCGCTGCGGGGAATACGATTTGAAAATCCCCAGATGTTGAAGACTTATTAGAACCGAAGTCCAGAACAACAACCGTATCCGTTGTGCCTGATCCACCCGCTGTTTGCGAATTATAAATCAACGCACCACGAGCAGTAATTGTAGCAGATGTAAACGTAATGTCATCAAAGTCTGTTAACGCTGTTGTTCCAGATGTTGTTGGAGTCACGTTTGTCAACGTACCACCACCCGCAGAATACGAACCAGAGTTACTAACTTCGTTAGATGAGGTATACGCTGTAGTAGCTGCGTTGAATGAAGCACTGTTGTCCTACAATGCAATCTTGAATTGATCTTGTCCGTTTGTAAAATCGTGACTTCCTGTAAGCAATTCTTGCTTAAAAGAGGTGCACATAAAGTTTCCGCTGAAAGCCATTTTAAAGTCTCCTTATAAGTTCAGCAAGTTGAGGGTGTCCCGCATCTTTTAGTGCATTATACACAGTTGTACGGTCACTGTGAATAGCCTGTCTCATATAAAACGCAACAAGCTTTTCGATGTGCTTAGAATAAGCACGAGCTTGGTCTCTAATACCCGGATGAGTATCATTTGAGACCGATATTAATTTCTCTACGCAACGCTCTGCAAGTTCATCAGGAGTAAAGCCTCGATTCTCTGTCGTATTTACCTGCACCACTGATTCATGTTGTGGTACGCTTACATCTATCTTGAACATTATTGTTTTGTCCTTATCACCATTCCTGTGCGGTATTGGTCAGTAGTTTCTTTTGCTTCACCTAACATTTTTATACCTGTAATTGCTTCTTGAAACCTTCCGGCATACATACCCATGACATCCTGTTCACCCTTCATATATATGTACGCCTCTATTAACGTCCCGTAAAGAAGAGCCATTTCAGCGTTTTCACTCAACCAAGTTGTGCCGCTATCTGTCAATGCTGTCAAACTTTGAGGTCTGTAATAATAATGAAGTTCAGAGGCATAGGCACTGTTTGGGGCAGGCGCAACGATAAAATTGTCTACATCAAATACAGCATAGTATCGAGGCTCTCCAGTTGTGGTCTCGTTAGGAGTATATGTTTGTAAAAAACTCACATCTTTAAACTCCATAAACTCTTTGTCTCCATTAGTTTTTATAAATGCCATAGAAAATGGAGCAAGAAAGTCAGAGGGACATGGTAAGTATTTCTTACCAGAGATAAAATTTGTTGTTGCATTTTTTCGGAATAAACTTAGCTGCACATTTTTTAGGATACGTTCTTCTGACATCCTAATAAATGTAGGAATATTGGTCACAAAAGAAGTTTCATCATTCTCTGTGTAATCTTGTACCGCTGTTTTTAGTTGTCCGTATGTAAAGCTCATATCATCACACTATTGTTATGTTTCCTACCATAGCACTATGATTAGTGCATTGATATACTAGAGATGTATCACTGGGTTCATGTGGC